GGTCTAACATAGTTATTTGTAGCCGTATCAACCTGGGTCATTACATAATTGATTGTAGAATTGGGTGTATCATATTCAGATCTAATCATTCTAACATTAAGATCACCCTCACCAGTTCTAAGTCCAATACTATTACCAGTAGATGCTTCAGCTGGAACTAATCCATCCAATTTATCAGCATCTAGACCAGAACCTGGTCCATCAACAGTTAATAATTTAGCCAAAATATCAGCAGCTGTATCACCAACAGCAACGCCGCCAGCAGTTGATCCATCACCAATGAATACTCTTTTATCATCAGTGGTATACATTAATTCTCCAACTAATGGAGTTTGGCTTAATCTATTAGCAGCTAAGCCTCTTTTTATTCTTATAGTACTCATTTAAATTTCCTTTTAAATTAGATTTATTGCTGTTGTATATGTATCAACAATACTATCAATAGAACTAACATTTAAAGCAGCATTAATATCAATTTTAACTTTAATTCTTAATTTTTCAATTGCTGCACCTTTAACAACCATTAAATTTTCAGCCGATAAAATAATATTTGCAGCATTTGTAGGAGTATCTCCTAATGCAATAGATTCAGCTTCAATAAACGGATATGGTATTAAATCTCCAGGAGAACCAGCATCAATATATTTAGCAGCTTCAGCAGCTTTCTTTTGATATACTAAGGATTGACCTACGCCATTTGTAATATAAAGCAATCTTCTTGCTTCAGCAGTAACATCAATTTCTTTTATGTTTTCCGATTTTGCTAATGATAAATCTACAATCCAAGCATTACCATTCCAAGTTGAAAATTCTAATGGAGCAATTGTTGTATATTGAGAATCAATAATTCCAATTTCTCCATATGCTAATTGTTCTTTAGTATCAGTATCATAAACTGTATCACCTCTATGATCTTCCAATAAATCCCAAGTTGTTCCATTAAATACGACAGCAAAGCCAGTTGGTATAGTTGGAATTGTTACAGCAGTTGAATATGCTGGTAACATTGGTTGTTGATCTATAGGATCTAATCTAGCTTCTTTAGTTGACAAATATTCATTTGTTATTTGACTATAATTATATATATTCATTTATCTTTTTCCTTAATATCTTATAATGTACATCATTGATAAATTTCTAGGTCTTGTTTCTGTACCACCAGAAGAACTAGTGCCAGCACTGTTTCCTATTTGTGCTAATACAATAGAACCACCTAAATAAGCACCATAATTGCCATAACCAGCATGTAAATGATTATGAGATTTATATTCATCTAATTGAACATCGGCCAATGATCTTCCAATATCAATACCTCTACCATTATCCCAACCACGAATAAATTCACCTCTTAAATCTGGAATATTAAATGTTGTTGAACCATCTCCAACTCCATATAATGTACTTATCAATGAAAATAGAGCAGAATAAGAAACTCTTGATATAGCTGAGCCATCACATTCTAAATATCCAGTAGGAATACTTCCACCTGTTATTGCTGTAACACTTCCAGTTTCTGGAGTCGCCGCAGCAACTCCACCTAAAAACATGTTACCACTTACTTTTGTTAAAGCCATACTTTATCTCCTTATACGTATGCTGGCATTTGATCAATTACTTCCTGAACCGTAGGTCTTGGAATAACTGAATTAATAACATCTTGTTCAATATCACTTGCTTTTCCCCAACATACTAAATACCATTGAGCTAATGAAATAGCTTCATCATGCATAGCAATTTCTGTTGCAGTATCAGATCCAGTTAATGGAATACCAGCTAACGCTCTAGCTGATATCATATTATCATATCTAAATTCTTGAGCTTTTTCATCTAACATTTTTTGAATTTCTTCAGAAACTGCAGTAGAATATTCGATATCATCATCAATTACTATTAATTCTGTTCCATTATGTTCATAATGTTGATATTCTGCTAATACTGGGATTACTCCATTGTATTCAATGTATCCCTCATCCAACATTTGTTGATTGGCAACTGTTCCCGCTAAGGATACTTCAGTACCATTTACTTGTATATAAATCATTATTTATTATCCTCTGTAATAGATATTTGATGTGGAACTAATGCATGAACTGTAGTATTATTAGAAACTCCACGTTGTCCATTATGACCCCATACATAAACTTTATTATCTGTTCCATATGCTAAAACAGTTCTGCCACTTGTTGATGTACAGAAGCTACCCATTCCAACTATATCGGCATCCCAGGGTAATAATACTCTAGTCCAAGATGTAATTGTTGTAGCAGTACTTCCTATTCCACATGCTGAACCCGCATTATATCCAACTGTATATATTTGACCATCATTCTTTTTAATGAAAACTACTGTTCTGTATCCATATGTATGACTAGACCAACCATCACAGAATATATCAGTAACGTCAGTTTGAGTTATAAATGGTATATTAATAGTGGGTGTAGTTGTTCCATTACCTAATGAACCTTCAGTGGCTCTACCAAATGTATATAAATTTCCATCTTCTTTAAGAACTTGAACTGGACCAATAGATCCAACTATTGCCATTTTAGATATTCTGCCATTTCCTACATTAGGAACAACAGGAGTAGAACTATCAGTATTTGCTCCATTTCCTAATTGACCAGCAGTTCCATCACCTGACATTCTAAATATTGTAGTAGTTCCATTGTCTAATAACATACCCATACTAGCATCAGAATTACCAGCTGTTGTATAATATCCATATAATCCAATGACCTGTTTTAATACATATCCACTTGAACCGCCCCATGCTGAAGTAATATCAATAAATGTAGAATTAACAGTAGTAGTAGAACCATTACCTAATACTCCACGACCACCATAACCAGCAGCCCATATAGTATGATCAGATTTTTGTGCAACAGCCGATCCATATGTGCAACCCATATTCCAAAAACCTATAACATTAGTTCCCAACGATGTTATTTGAGTAAACGATGTTTGATTTGTAGTATTTCCAACACCTAACGCACCAAATCCATTATAACCAGCACCATATATATATCCATCAGATTTTTTGATATATAATCTAGGATTTATAATACTATATGAAGAATTAGATGGATGATCATAAACATCTGTTACACCAGTAGCGGCTAATGTTGGAATAGTTACAGCAGTTGTATGACCTAAACCACACTCTCCATTTGAATTTTGACCCCAAGTATATAGTTCACCATTTTCTAATAATGCCCAAGCTACACCATAACCATTATTACATCCAACTTTATCAATAGGTGATGAAGAAGGCATTGAAACTTCTTTAAAATTATCACAACCAATAACTGAAGTTTTATTGTCTCCTCCGCGACCAGTTGTTCTATTATCATTAGTAGCACTATTACCAGAAGCTGTATATAATTTACCATCAATTAACATGAAAGCTGAATTATATGCTGAACTATTTAAATATGTAATTTCCTTATTGATATGAGCAGCGTCAATAGTATTATTTAATGGGGTTGATAAATGTGTTGGTGTAACTGATCCAATAGCAGGAGTACCAATATCTAATGCTAGACCTAAAAACATTACTTGAATGTTATCAGCATATGATGTTACTGGTGCTGCAGAAAATGATATAATGTTACCAGAAATGGTATAAGATTCATCAAGATATTGTACTAATCCATCAATCATTACTAATATTGCTGCCGGAGTTACAATGCTTGCAGCAGTAGTAAAATCTGTCAATACACCATTTGAAGTGAAATGTTCAATTATGATATTATTAGCGCCAGCTCCACCTTGGGAAGTTACAGCTGTACCACCAGCAGTACTACCATCGCCAATATATAATTCTTTTGTATCTGTGGTATAAATTAATTCGCCAATCGCTGGAGTTATTCCAGTTCTAGCAGAATCTAATCCACGTTTTACAATAATTTGTGTCATTTTATGTCCTTATTTTTAAAAAATTCTTAAATTACTAATGCATCTAAATTTACACTTGAGATTGTAAAAGATGCGTAATTTTTAAATTTAACTGTAGTTGCTGTTGCAGATAAAATTCGGCCCCATGCATTTGATGATGATGATGATAATACTTTACCATGTACTGCAGCTACAGGTAAAGTAAATGTTCTAGTTTGATTAGCAGTAAAAGTTTGTGTATTTATGTGATACCAAACCATTCCATTTGATAATTTAGTATATGATGTACCACTACTGACAACTGTTGGTATAGCTCCGCCGCCTGTAGATAATAATGCCCATGAAGTCCAAACCGTATTATAAGCTCTAATATAAGTTGCACCAGACGTAAAATGTGTTATTAATTGGCTTGTAACATTACCGTTATTACCATAAACAACACAAGCAAAAAAATCTGCCGATGGCAAATTAGTAGCAGTATTATTAATTCTATATGTACCTTGTCTAAATAATGAATTCATATCGCCGGAATAATCAACAGGGTTTGCTACAGTATATCCAGCGCTTGATACGCCATCTAATAAATCAGCATCTAATCCAGAACCAGCACCATCAACTGTTGATAATGATGCCAATATTTCAGCAGCACTTTGATCTCCAGTAGATCCATCTTCTACATTTAAGCTAGTTCTTAATTGAGCTATAGTAGACGGTCTAACGAAATTATTAGAAGCAGTATCAATTTGAGTCATTACATAATTGATAGTTGGATTGGTAGTATCATATTCAGATCTAAATAGTCTAGCATTAATATCGCCAGAAGAATCTCTACTTGCTACAGTATTACCAGTAGCTGTGCCACTTCGATGTTGACCATCAAGTAAATCAGCATCTAAACCAGAACTTGTTCCATCAACCGTTTTAACTAATGTTAATATTTCCGCAGCAGTTTTACCAATAGATATTCCACCGTTTGTAGTTCCATCACCAACATATAACTTTTTATCATCTGTAGTATAAATTAGTTCACCTATTTCTGGTAAAATTCCTAATCTATTAGCAGCTGTACCTCTTTTTACTTTTATTGTAGTCATTTATAAATTCCTTTTTACCACACTATAATATCTATGCTATTTTTATCTGTAGCTATATCAATACTAGACTGTAAAGTCCATTTTTTAGTTAATTGTGTTCTATAATTAGTTTTTAATTCAACGATCATTGAATTAATATTAGCAAGAGTTATTCCAGTTTGAACAACATTTGAATAGTCTCTGATATCCATTGTAGTTTCAGATAAAGAACTAGCTAAATCATAACCACCCTGTAATAAATCTATATCAGATTGGGTTGTATCCATTTTTATTGAATTTACAGGACAAATATATCCTAGAGCAATTTCGGATTCGAAATCGGTTTTTATTCTAGCTTTATTTTCAATTCTATATGAAGCTAAGTCAAAGGGTTCAATATAAACATCTACAGATAAAGTACCTGTATTCCATATTCTTTCCCCTGGATTTTCAATAAATTCTTGATGTTGTATTTCAGTAATATCAATCGCGCCTGCTGGTATATCTCCAGGAGTATGAATATCAGTCTCATAAAATCCAATTGGAAAATTAGATTCATCTATTATCATTTTTTTAGACATTATATTTCCTTTAATGTATCATTTACTTATATTTATAATCTCTACCTCCATTTCTTTCATCATACCACAATGTTTTTCAACCATATCAAATTCTTTCATATCTTTAATAGTCTTATAACATCCATTACATATTTTAAACAATGGACACGACAAACAATCAGTTTTTAAACTAACCAATTCAACAGCACTACTTAATGGAGTAATCATATCTCCAGACATCTCTAACTCAAAATCTATATCATGACCATCTCTATCATCAGCAATAGATCCACAACTATAATATTCAGAAGATCCACCTGGATTAAATGCCCTTATACCACTATCACAAGTTCTATTCTGAGGACACGTCGTACATCCTGTGTTTAATCTTTTAAGCAGTTGTTTGGTATTATATTCATAATCAGAAAGTCCTGCCTTGATAATATCTAAGTACACTCGATATATCTTGGCTAATATTAATGGTGCACCCTGTCTACCACTTGCCATTGAATAATTTAATTTATTCTCAACACCCATTCTTTCAGCTAATCTAACATTGTCAATACAATTTTCATAGTTTTCTTCATTAACTACAGAAATAAAATCAGGTCTATATCCTACTAATTCTAAAAATTTATCAGATACTTTCCAAAACATCTTCTCGGTATATGGTACATCTTTAGCAATTGTCCTAGTATTTCCATAATTAAATGATGTAGTCACACCTACTCTAGGATGTTTGAATATGTCTATCCATTTTTCTGGATGATTATAAAAATTCCAAAGATTTGAGGTAAAAGAAATGTTTGATTGAGAATTTATTTCATCTAAATGATCTAATAATTCCCAATAATATGAAGGTTTAACCATTAAAGGTTCGCCGCCATTTATGATGATAGTATTAGTTTCAGGAAATCGTTTTAAAAATCGTTTGACATGATCTAAATCTAATACATCTCGTTTAGTATTAGCAATATCACTTGATGAACAAAAACTACAGGACCAGTCACATATTTCTGAAATCTTTAAGATTAATTCCATTTAAGATTAGCCTTTAACATTATATCTTTCGGCAATAAACACTCTTTTATATCGTTATTTTTCATATACATGATTACATTTCGACTGACACATGAGGATAAAAATGGACAAGTATCACAAACTAAATCTCTTGAATACTCATATTGTTCTAGTTCTAAGGATTGATTTAAATCTGATAATTCTTCTATAGATAATGATTCAACTTCCATTGAAACATTTTTAGAATTATCGAATATAAAATCATACAAATAAGGATTACGATATAATTTACCATTTTTAAAAGTCATCGTAATATAAGTATTGCTGCCAAAATAAGGATCGATCATATTAAATAACATGTCTTTAACATTGACATCATTATATATTTTACCTAATCTATCTTTCCATTTATCTAAGGCATCTATTATTAGACTTTTCTTTTGAGATCTAAAGAATGAAGGATTCATCCTAAAATGAGAATTATATCTGTCATTAACTTCTTTAGATATAGATGCAATATCTACATTGTTAAACATATCACTAGAATGAATATTATAAACAAAGATAATATTAACATCTGTTAATTGACTTAAATTTGTTTCCAATCTTTCAAGGTATTCTTTATCTTTAGCAATAAATTTTTCTATATCCAAAACTACAAACATTTCGTAATAAACATCTTCAGGATAATTTTCTCGAATAAAATCCATAATAGATTTAACATGAGAAGGTTCTGATAGTAAAGTACTATTAAAGGTTAATGCGTTGAAATGTTCAAATAAGGATATGAATATAGGATTTGAAATAATTTGGAATGTATTACTAGCTCCAAACATATCAGTAGGAGATAATACAAGTTCATTTAACTCATATTTATCGTCAAATTTTGTTATGAATTTTTTTAGATCGATTAATTCCTGGTCTGTGAAAGTATTTCTACGTTTGACAAAACAGCCTTCACAATTGAAGGCACAACTATCCAAGAATTCTGTTTGGATACTAACTGTAACTCTGTCACTATCTATTAAAGAGTTACTATTAGTGGCAGTTCTACGTTCTTCAATTGAAATGCCATTATTGATTATCATATAATTCTATACTTTTCCTAGATAAAAGACATTGGGTAATTTGATTTACTTCCATATATTTTAATACTAATTTAGATATACATGAAGCAACATGTTGACAATTTTCGCAATCATCAGTTTTATTAACATACTTATATTGATCTATATTAGATTCAACATCATATAAATTTATATCATCGATTTCATAAAGTGATTCTGGCCTATCTATAACAAAAGAAGGTTTTAAAGAAACAACATTCTCATATATAAAAGGAGTACTATACAAGAATCCATTCTTAAAAGTAAAAGTTCTTTCATTATTACCAGCGTGGTACTTATTAGATATAGTCAATGTCACTGAATCTTTGTTATCTTCATTAAGACAACGTTCTAACATTGTGTTCCATTTTCCTAAAGTATTGATAACATTATCAATATTACCAGATCTCATGAATGATGGATTGAATTCTAGGATAGTTCCAAATTCATCTCTAACTAGTTTAGTAATTTTAACAATATCAAAGTCTTCTATTTCAGAATCTAAGTCTCTAATATTTAATTGTAAAGCATAATCTACTTTAGCATCAAAATAATCTAATAATTTTATTTTACTTTTTAAATTTTCAATATAATCATGATCATCCTTGTGTAATTTTTTAATATCTATTGGGATTAATACTTCAACTTCCATTTTTTCTGATGTAAAAACTTTATTAAATTGTTTAATCAATCTTATTATATCATCATCAGAACTTTGCATTGTTGATAATAAGGTTAAAACCACATCACCAGTTTTAAAAATATCGGTGAACCGTTTATCGCTAATAATATTAACAGAGTTGTAAGCAGCAAAGAAATCAGTAGGTCCCAAAATGATTTCATCAAATGTGTGTCCAGTATTTCTAAATTTGTTTATAGTATCGACTAATATATCCATATCATCGTTATTATAAGCATTTTTCCGTTTTACAAAGCAACCCGCACAATCAAATTCACATCCATTTAGGAATTCGGCATTAATACGTACTCTAAACTCTGAAGCATTAGCGATATTTTCACCGATGCATTCAGAATTGTTCATTGCCCCATAAACATCGTTTATAATCATTATTGACAGCGTTCCAGTCTTGGAGATTGTGTAGTATTTTTAGAATATAAATCTAATACATCTTTAGGATAAATACATTGGGTTATGCCTTTAGATTCCATAAATGATAATACATTACGACCAACACATGTACTAAAATATTCGCAAGTTCCACATTCTTCAGTCTTATGTGCATATCTATATTGATCTGCTGTTAATTCACCAAGTTTATCAAATAATTTTTCAACATTACTATCATCTAATAGCATTTCTTCATCTGCCATTAATATTTGTTCATATATAAATGGAGACACATAAAGATTACCTTTACGATAATTCATTACAATTGTATTAAATCCGTTGTGATGTAAATCTGCAATAGTTACCATCAATTTTTGATAATTATCTCTATTAACTGTATTGCTTAAGAATTCTTTCCATTGTCCTAAATGTTTGATAATTAAATCGGTATTACCAGTTCTAAAGAATGATGGTAAAAATTCAATAATACCTTCATACTTATCTCTAACTGTATCAGTAATCTGTTCAAAATTATCAATCAATATATCATCATGATGAACGTTTACAACAAATGACCAATCAACTACTTTAGGAGTAGATTCTTTAAAATAATTAATAATTTCCATATGTTTGTTAAAATATTCAGCATCATCAGCAACAATTTTATCAGCTTCCATAGGAACTAAGAATTCCATAATCATATTAGTTCTAAAATAATCAGGGTTATCTAATATGTCAAATACTCTTTTAACGTCAGATAAATCAGTACCATTAAACATTGCTGTAGTTGTGATACGGGTTTTATCATTCAATTTTAACATTGCTTGAAAATCGTCATTCAATAATATGTCATTAGTATTGGTTGCGCTAAAAATATCTGTAGGAGATATAATAACTTCTCTAAATCTAAGACCTTTTTCAGTTAATTCTTGGGCCAATTTTAAAGCTTTCTTAACATCAGTTGCAACGATTTCATTTTTCCTATTAACAAAGCAACCTGTACATGCATGAGCACATCCATTTAATAGTTCTAAGTTAATAACAAAATCCATCTTATCATTATCAAAAACTGTTTTTACTTCAGAGTTTGACATTTTTTCGTATAAATCTTCTTCTATCATTTGATATTCCTTTTACTACTATTTATTCTAATTCAATTACTTTAGATGCATCTCTAAATAAATTCTTTGGCATAAAGCAATCATATAATTTTCGGTGTTCCATATATGACAATACATTTCTACTGGAACATGATGTTATAAACTCGCATTTATCACATTCTTCTGTCTTCTTACTAAAATCATATTGTTGTACTGTAAGTCTATTTTGAGCATTATCTAATGTATCTAAATTATATTTTCCATTTATTTTATCTACTTGAAAAAATGGAAAATCCTGGGGTATTCCTTCATATATAACAGGAGCAATATATAATTCATGGTTTCTATATGAATATGTATTAAAAGTAAATGCTCCAAAGTATATATCGATCATGTTCATAAATACTCGACCTATATTATCATCATTTACTTGGTCATTTATTAATTTATTATGAAGTTCTGTATATTTTCTTAAATGATTTACACTAGTTCCACGAAGATATGATGGGTTTACTCTGATTTTAGAATTATAATCTTTAAAGATTTTATCATTAAATTCAGCTAGACCTACGGCATCAAACATAGATTCAGAATATACATTAAGAACAAAAAATACATTATACAAATCTAATAATTCTAAGTTCTTATTAAACTTGTCCATATAAGCTCTATCATTATTCAAATATCTTTTATCGTCTATCACTACAAAAATTTCAAATTCTCTATCATGTTTATCTGATAAACAATGTTCATGTAATAAATCATACTTTCGCTTAATCTCATCATAATCATTTAATAATGTTGTACTACAAGTGAATGTAAAATATGAACAAATCTTTTGAAACTTTGGGTTTAAAACCAACTCATCAAAATTTACAGCACTGAATATATCAGTTGGACCTAAGAAGAGTTCATTAATGTCGAACCCACCTTCTTCCCACTGTTCTACTAAATCTAATAATATATCTAAATCTTCTTCATTAAACTCATTCTTTTTAGAAACGAAACATCCTTCACAGTTATATTCGCACCCATTTAATATATCTAATGTTAAATCTACAGAAATCTGTCTGGAGTCACGCAGTGATCTCGATCCACCTTTATGGGCTGCATATGAATTAATTAATTTCTTAGACATTATCAAATCCTGAAATTTTCAATAATAGATTATCTGGATTATCTATAAAAGATTGGATTAACTTATCGCCGCCATATATATACTCATCAAAAAAGTGACTATAATATTTTTGATTTGACATAACAAATATATTATCAGCAAGATATGATACAAAAAATTCTGTAAACTCAGCTAAATGGGCAAAATTAACTCCAGTATAATTCTTACCATGTTTAATATCATTTTCAGATATTTCTAATTTTTCACATGATGCTAATAGAAATAACGGTAATGAATCTATGATATCAGTTGATAGTTTAACCATTCTGTCTAAAGATTCTAAATTAAATTCTGTAAGAACATCATCAAAATATGGTATACCATACTTCTGATAATAAAGAACATTAGCATGATGTTTAGCTAGGTTAGTATTACCCAAATAATTTGAAGTTGTAATGTATTCATATAAGAATATTGTATCAAATCCTATGACAGTACATGGTATTTTTAAATGAGCTAAATAATTTAATATGTGATGATTCAGCATTCTACAATCTGATATATCAAATATGACGTCTATAGTTTCACCTTTAACATTATGTGAACAATATTCAGCTATAGTAGATGGTGATAATGGTAAAGTACTTTTAATCGTTTTCATTTATGTATTTAAAAAATGTTTTAATCCAACATCCATCATAATCATGGATATTAGGTGTTATAAAATCCCATTGAGTATAGCATCTAAATTTACAACGTTTATAAAATTCACATGATAAACAGTTGAAATGTTCTAAATGTCGTTTCATTTGTGGTGCGTTGTCTTGGTAATTAACCTCAGTATCTTTATATGTTTCGAAATTTTCAGGTTTATATCTACCCCATTTACAGTTGGAAACACTATCATCTGGAAATATAGTAATTTTGTTTAGTGATAAACATCCCATCGGATTTTCAGTATTTTCCAATAATTCTGCTATATTAACAACTTTTGGATAGTTGTTAAACAAAAATTTATAAAATTTTAACATCACACTATCAGGCGGCGTTAGATTATTACTAATATCATCAGGAATATAGTCATCAATATACACTGGGAACGTACGGTAAATATAATCAAAGAATGGATCGGTCATAGTCATCATATCATTTATTGTATCAATGGTAGCTACAACATTAACAGACGATATATATTTTTCTAATCGTTTAATATTTTCAAAATATTTTTTATTAGTTGGTCTACCTTCAAAATCATATGAAACTATTAACGATGATTTAATATTATTATAATTTAATTTAGTAATAAATTCGTTTATAGATTTAGTATCTTTAAATAAGAAATTTGATACCCAAACTATTTCTAAATGATAATCATACATGTAAGCTAACTCACTTATTTTTTTAGATATATCATAATAATAATCTAAGTATCCTTTTTCTATGAGATTATCTTGAAACAGTTCGCCGCCTACAATATTGATTTGCATGAA